GCCAACAGCCGAGATGTAAGCGCCAGAACGACCGGTCGCGGTGTTACCCGTGCCGATGGTGAACTGGGCATACTGGCCTTGGACGCCAGAAGTCTGGGCGGTAGCCGTACCCGTGATCGGGAAACCCGAACCGGAAGACTGGACAACGAAACGAGCGTTTGGATCATCGATCACATATGCTTCGACGTCGTAAGAGCAATCCGAACCCGGCCAATAAGACGACCAAACGGTGCGCTTCTGGGAGGTCGAGAGATACTTACAACCAACAAAGATACCGGCGAGAACCGTGGTTCCGGCTGCGGCCTGCGTGATGTAACCGTTAGCTGTGCTAACGACGGGCATTACCGGATCGCCAGTGAAAACTGCCGTGGTATTACCTGAAGCGATTTTGCGGGGGGATTGTGCGAACGTCGGTGCGCCGCCTGCTCCGCCCTGATACTGCAAGAAACCGTAGGGCGCAAAGGTATTGGCCATGACGGGATTCTCCTTTCAGAGAGTTTCCATCATCGCGCACCGAGCCGACTATGAAACGGACATTGTTTTAATCTCCCACACCGGGGGGAGAGCGAGGATGGCAATATAGACACACTTGCATCTATAAGTAAAGGGGGCCGAAGCCCCCTTTTTTATTATTGCTCTGGAACGTACAGATTGTGGTCCTTGGTGATCTTCGGAGCCACCTGAGCGTCCTCGCGGCTGATCAAACCACCCTTGCCCTTCGGGTCAAGCTGACCTTCCTTCATGCGGACCTGAGCCCGTGCATTGCGAAGGTCACGAGCCTTGATGTCGTTCGTGATTTCTGCAGGGCGCTCACAGAGCACCATGCCGTCACGCTCGATAGCGCCGACAGCGCCACGGGCCATCATGTCTGGGTGCCGCATCGTATCGACTGGCTCCCAGCCCGAACGGGCCATCTTCTGCAGATATGCAGCGTCAACATAGCCCATGACCGACTTGACTTTCCACTCGTAGGACCAGCCATCCGGTGGGATCGGCGTGGCAAACTTATCGGAACCTTCGTCAACCGTGGCGTTGTTGTGGTCGCGGAGTTCCGCTACACGACGTGCCGCGCGTTCGGCGGAAGTCTCTTCATGCAGCGCTGCCGGGCGCAATGACAAACGGCCTTCGTCTTTAATCGTCTTCATATCCATATTCCTTTCTTAACCAGCCATCCGACCGGCTTTTACGAGTGCGACTTTATTTTGGGCGTATTCTTTCGGCGTCATGCCCATGTCCTTTGCAGCTTCTTGCTCGGCACGGGACAGAGTGACGACGTTTGGACGACCCCCGGTGCCCGTTCCAGAACGGGACACAGGTGCGGCAGGCGGTGCAGATGCCCGACGGCCTGAGGTTGATTCCGAGGCTTCTGACATGGCTGCTTCCTGACGCACGGGCGCTTTATTGATGTTGAGGCGATTTTCGAGGAAGTTGAAGTAGTCTGGACTATCCGGCTGGATGCCATCATCGAGCGCGTCGAAGTGCGCCCTCTCAAGGCGCTTGGCACGGCGCTCGTCATTGACCACATCTGGGTTGTTGCGAACCCATTCAGCCGACTTTGGCGTCAATTGTGCTGCCAAGGCCTCTACTTTGTTGGCTACGGGGGCTTTAATCTGCGCCTCGTAGTGCTTTTTGCCTTCAGTAATCTGCCGAAGGTTGTTTTCCGTCTGGTTGATGGCCATCAGGATGTCGGCTTGGGCGTCAGTGTCGCCGTTTGCCACCGCTTCGCGAAGATTTGCCTTTAAAATCTCCTTATTGCGGCCTTCCGTCTCGATTGCGGTGTTTAACATCCGCAAATCGCTGTCTGCCTTGTCGTTTGTAGCTACACGAGCCTGCTGTTCGGCACGTTGACGGGCAGCTTTCTCGGCTTCAAGCTCACGGCGAAGGGCTTCAATGCCATCATCGACCGTAATTTCGGGTTTTGTCTTGATAACAGGCTCTTCTGGAGCCTCCACGATGACAATATCGTCCTCTGGGGCTGTTTCCAGCTCCAATTCTACCTGATTGTCTTCCATTTTTATCTCCTTACCACACTGAATCTGGGTGCTTTACGCGCCCACGGATCACGACGTCGTCCATGAGACGGCAAGGCTGGCCATTAATGGCAACAGACCAACCATCAGATGGGCGAAACACAACCCAATCGCCTACATTGACGTCCGCATCCTTAAACCAACGACCGGTTTCGTCTTCAAAGGCAGACGGCCCCTTCTTCACGACAAGGCCAACTTTGCCCTGATACTTGTCTTGCTCGGTCGTTTCGTCCGCCAAAATGATGCCGGACTTGGTTTTGTTGGGACGAATGTAGATTGCAACGAGGATGTTGTTGTTAAACACTTCGACTTCGTTGAGATCGCCGAGGCTGGCCAACAAATCTTCCTTAAAATTGTCAGCATGTGTCATCTTCATAGGAGGCATTAGAATTTCTCCGCATTGGTTTGGGCGATATCAAACATTTCTTGAACTGCGCGGAAGGCCTGAACCATGCCCACGTACTTCTGATATGTTGCATAATCGGCCACGTACCCCGTGGAGATGTAGCTAACGATCTTCTTCTCTTCTTCGTCGATTAACTTTCGCAATTCGTTTGCGAATTTCGCTGCTGTAGTTTGCATATTGCCCTCTTTAACCCCTTGTAATGATAGACCGGACGCCCCAAGGGGCTGGAAAGGCGTCCGGTCCTCTCTCATCCGGGCGGTTGCGAACCCCGCCCAGAGAAACTTATTTGCGCTTGGAAGGCTTCAGCCCGTAGGCATCGATCTTTTCAAGCCGTGCATTGCCGCCACCTGCGCCGCTATCAATTGGGTAGCCAGTACGGCCACCAGACTTGCGAGGCATTGGGTAACCCATAGGCGGCTGTATAGGCTGGCCCATCATTGGTTGCTGCATCCCGCCAGTCATTGGCTGCATACCACCGGCATTGCCCAACGAACCACCGACCATCTTGCCGGTACGACCACCGGTAGCGCGGCCCGGCATCTGCGGAGGCATCTGCGGAGGCATCTGAGGAGCGCCGCCTGCCATCTGTGGAGGTGGCACAGGAACGCCCATAGGAGGCTTTGGTGGCATCACAGGAGCATTAGGCATGCTGGCCTGATCCTGACCGCCGCGAGGTGCCATCACGATGTTGATCGTGGTGGTGCCCTTGGTACGGCCACCCTTGGCGTGAGCCTTGCGACCGCCGACTTCACCGGGGTTTTTTTCTTTGGAATTGCCGGAAAAAACGCCGCCACCGGTGTACTTGCCGGTACGGGCTTCCGACTTGACCATGCGCTTGATCAGCGCCTTATCTTCGGCGACGTCCTCGTGCTCAGCCTTACCGCCATGTTTGCGGTTCTGCGGAAGCGACCGCTGGAAGGCAGCCTGCTGCTCATCAAATGCCTTGGCATTTTTAGCACGATCAGCATCAGAACCCTTCATGGTGCTTTGCGATGCAGCCCGTGCAGCGGCTGCATTCTTCATCACGGTATCGTAATCAGGCGTCGTTTGGCTTTGAGCACCAACTACGTTGCCATCGGCACCGTCATGGTGTTCGCGCTTCTTGGTCCGGCCACCCTTCTTCATGGGACCAGCAGCCTTGCCCATGGCCTTGTTTTGATCGGAAACAGGATTGTTGCCAATCATACCGCCGCCAAATTTATGGGTACGACCGCCTGATTTGTAATTTAACCCTGCACGTTTCCTAGAATCAGAAATTTCCGACTCTAAACGGGAGCGTTCTTGATCCCAATCGCCCCATTGGCCTTTATCAGTAAGCCGTGGATTTGATTTTGATTGAAGGTTTTTAACTTCCGCAAGACGCTTTACTTTTTCTCCAAGAGGGGAAATTGTTTTGCCGCCACCTGCCTTGTGAATTTTGCCGCCCTTCTTGAATGCGCCGTCATGCTTGATGCCTTCGCGATCTTCGTTGGCTTCGCGGACGTTGCGGTTGATCAGGGTATCAGCGGTCAGCGCACGGCCACCGGCCTTGCGGGGCTTGCGGTCGGCGCGTGGAATAGGATTATTGCCGATGACTTTGCCACCCTTTTTATACAGGCGCTTGGTAAGCGGACGTGCGCCGGTCTTCACACCTGCGTTTTCAGGTGCAGAAGGCGTCCACGTCGAGCTATCGACCTTGCTGTGTGGGTCGTTCTTGGTAAGGCGCATGGCCTTCGACCGCCCACGGTCGTCTTTCTTGTATTCTTCCATAGTAACTACTCCAGAGTGTTTATTGACGGCGTCCCGTCACGTTGCCTAAAGGGGGAACCGACGCAGGCAACGGTGCGGCGATCTTGGCCAGCACATGCTGGACAATTGCTGAATTGGTTGGCTCTCCATATTCAACATCTGCATCTTTACCGTGCCAAATACTGCCCTCTACTTTGCCACCCTTTTTATATGCACGGCGGACGACGCCGCCCTTCTCATATCTGCGTGTAATCTCAATATCTTTGGGATCAAAAACGACATAGTTGTGGGTTAATTTTGGAGATTCAATGGAATATTCTGGGTTTCTCGCATGAAATTCCCTTGCAGAACTTTCATTTGGAAACTCATTAACTCCGCCTTGTGGATGCTTTAAAACCCATGGTTTATCGCCTCTAGATCTTTCATCAAGATAGCGAATGCCACGGATGCCATGTTGGTGAAGGGATTTGGATGCTTCTTCACTGGGAGCATCTTTGCCAATAAAACCCATAATTCGTTCTAAATCTTGGTATGCTTTTCCTCCGCTAAAGGGGGAAATTTTTCCATACGTGTTTATAACGTTGTTAAATGCACCTTTTACATGCTCACTCTGCTCACTCAACGGCTCGTCCCAATCCAAAAAGTGATCAGGATGCGCGTCGATGGCGACCTCGTACATGTGTCCGCGATTTTTTAATGTTTTACGATATGCATCCACCAAATCATTTGACATTGGATGCCCTGTCCAGTTTGAAAAATCACGAGCGGCAACCTCTGGAAGACTTTCATCAGTTTGTCTGGCAAACATCTGAAAAGCATTCCATTTGCTTGGTGGAATACCAATTTTATCAGCTTCAGAAGCATCAATTTTAGCAAGTCTTTGCTTGTACCCCTGCGCCACAGGCTCATGCTCGGCAAAATACAGCCCATGCCCATAAGCCTGTGCACCTTCGCCTGTGCCAACCTTGGCCGTGTCAAACTGATCAAAATCGTGCGGGGAGCCGTGGTAGGCTTGGATAGGCTTTACAGACTTGGCGAGATCAAGAGGGTCCATCATAAGGCTCCCGTAAACGTGACATTGCTACCGACATGCACACCGTGGACAGCATGCGCTGGGTGTGGTACGCCCTCGACGTCTCCGCCTTCGGCCTTGGTGATACCATGCTGCCGTTCAAGCTCATTAAGTGCAGAGTGCCAACGGGTTTCAAAGCCACGGGGAGCTTCCCATTCTTCCTTGGCTTTTGTCGGGCTCCCACTTTCGTGTGCGCTATCAATGGCCATTCGAGCAATCTGACCCACATGATCAGACATAATTCCGCCTTCCCCCCGAATGGCATTATGCAATGCAGGAAAATCAATGTTTTTTGCTTTGTTTTTAATTGTTGTAATAGGAACATGGGTTGCACCAAGTTCTCTTAATGCCTCAAGACGATGCTGTCCTTCAAGGACGTTCCCTTCATCATCCGCAAGTATACGGCTAATATGCCCTTCTGTTGGATGAGAAATTTTTTGTTTTAATACATCAACTCGACTGCGTTGATCTGGATGTGACAAATTAACACCTCCAGATAAACTTTCAATAGGTGCTAAACTATGCCCTGCAACATCGTAATGATCAAAATTGGCTGCGCCAACCTCGTTTGGGTTATCTGTAGATGGTTTAATTTTTGGAAGTTTAAATCCTTCCTTTCGTGGATCGCCAATAGGTATGGCCCCACCCTTGGCCTTGGTGATGTCAGGGTCGTGCGGGTTAAAATTGCCGTTGTTGCCCGTAGCGGATTTTCTTGTTCCTGTATGATGGAGAAAATCAACTAAATCTTGTCCAGTTAGATGAAACATTGGTTCGACAGGTTGCGCAGAAACATATTCATTTTTTTCAACGCCAAACGGCGATTTGTTTCCAGACCAATCGTTTTGATACAGATCAGTCCATCCTGCTTTTTTTGTTTCTCCTTTCAAATTGGTTACAGGGCTATACTCGCCGTTGTCCAATCCTTTTTCACCAACGTGCCATATATGCTCTGCATGTTCCCCTTTGCGTGGAACCATTGCCACATGACCATGTTGGCTAATTTCATCATCCGTTACATCATTTGGATGTTTTTTTAATTTACGAGCAACTTTCATAGCAACCCATGACGGTTTGTCAGACATCCAAACCAATGGAGTTGATTGCTGTAATAGTTCTTCTGGTTCAATATCACCTGCATGATTTGCTAATTCACGAATCCAATCACCATGTTGAGGTTCAAGACCCCATTTCATATTATCAACATCATCAATCGTACCAGAATGGTAAATAAATTTGTTTGCAACACGGGCTAATGTTTTTGCATCAGGGTTTTTTTTCCCTGCAAAAGAACCCCCTCCTATTGACCGATGCTTCCGTTGCGGATCACCGACAGGGATCGCATCCCGCCCACCCGGCCCACGGTGCAATCCACGGATCACATGAACCGATTGTACCAGCTTGCGAAGCGCGTCATCCATTTTGCTTACCTTGTGTAATTGATGGGATCACATTGCCGAGCAACTGGTGAACGGCGGGGTCACTCTCGGGATGCACAGCGATATTCTGCGCCAGATCAATCATTTGGATGCGCTCCTTCGCCAGCATGTCTTCCTGCTTTAACTCGGCGGTGACCTTATCGTTCTGTGCCTTCTGGGCCAGCTCGGCAGCCTTGATTTTGGTCTCGGCGATCTTGGCGTCGGCCAGCTTTTCCTTGATGATCAGGTCAATGCCATCAACTTGCTTTTCGTGGTCAGACGGTGGCACGACACCACCGGCACCGAATGTCTTGTGGGCTTCCAATCCAGCCTTGCTGTTATCAAGATGCAGCTGAGCACCATCAAGCGCAACCTTGCCCTTGGCCAGCATGAGTTTGGTATCGCTGTCCTGCTTTTTGATCTGCAGCTCGGCCATCTTGGCCTGCGCCTCTGGGTTGCTCTGCTGACCCATAGCCTCTGGAGGTACCATGAACTGCTCGGGGTTGGACCAGCCAATGGCTTGCAGCGCCATGCGGTCTACAGCAATCGGGTCATAGAGGGCCGGATTGGCACCCTGCAACTGCTTCAGGGCCATAACCTTCATCATGCGCTGGGTCTGGCTGGCCGTGTTGGGGTCGGCCTGCGGTACGAGGTCCACCTGATTGATGGCGCGTAGGAATGTTTCCTCGTCCCACTGCCGAGCTGGACGCTTGTTTTGCTGCCAAAACGAATCAGGGTTTTCGCGGAAGCAGCGGACCAGCAGCTCGAATTCTTCCGACTGCGCAGTATGCATGCGCTTGTGAACGGCGTTCAAAACCTTAGTTGCCTGATCGATCAGCGCAATTGTGGTACCCACCGGTGCATCCTGCTTGCCCTCGCCGACAGCCTGCTCGGCAGTGCCGCCGACACGCATGCCGGTGGTGTTGATGCTATCCACAAGGGTCATCAAGCCGGGGCCGACATCCTTATACGGAAGCGGCATGACGGCGTCCGAGATCGGAGCGCCACCGGTCTTGATCAGGGCACCACCGCCGGGAGGAATGCGGAAGATGTTGGTATTTTGCCGCGCACCCGCATCGGAATACAGGAAGCCGGGGAAGTTGGCGTACATGCCAGCATCAAGCATTTCGCGCCATGCGGCGGTCAATGCATTGGTCGTGTTGCCTAAGATGTGCAGGAGACCCAGATCATAAAACCCCAGCCCCGGTATGAAGGTGTACTTAACAAACGTCTGCCGAGGCTCCGGCAAATCCTTGGTATCCTCATCATAATTCCTGACAATGCTTAAAATTTCACGCGACGATACGTCGATGGTCACGCGGTAAGGGATCTCCAGACCGGTTTGCTTGCCGTTGCGGCGATGCTCAAATGCTGCAATTTCCAATTCGCAGTAGCACTCGTAGATTTCGCGGTCACGATCCTCGGGATCGTTCTCGTTCTCGCTGATGCCCTGCTGCGCCTTCTTCTCGCGCTGCGCGGCGTCGAGCTTGGCCTGCTTTGCGTTCGACAGTTCCACATCGCTATAAACGCCAAGGATTTGCATCCGCTTGACGGTCGATGGCTTCATGTAGATGCGATGGGTTACGCGTGTCGAGTTGTAGAGGTCGGTGGCGCTATTGTTGACGATGAGGTCGTCGGCGTCGATGCTTTCGCTAACTGGACGGTTGCGAAGGGGACAGAAATATACCTTCTTGAACGCCGTCCCGCCAAAGCCCAGCATAAGGAGCATTCGGTCGGTATCAGGGTAATACTCTCGGGCAGTGGCCGTGAGGTAATGGTTGAGGTCGTTCTCAAGGTCATTGGCCAACTCGTCGGAAGCATCGTTCGCGTTGTTGTTGTCCTCGCGGATTTTTACGGGGCCATCCGTAGGCAATAGCTCCGACCGGGCATTGGCTTGAAAGCGTAGCACCGCCTCGAGCAGGAGCGGGTGCCGAACGCGGGACATACCCTCAACGGGCGCTCCGTCAGCGGCTCCGGCGAGGCCCGGAATTTCAACCTTGAGGCCCAGAAGCTTAATGCCCTGAGCGCGGTCCTCGATCCATTCCTGACGCGACTTAAGATCACCCTCAATACCCTTCATCAGTTCTTCGGCGATGCGGGTCAGTTCGTCCTTCGAGATATCCTCGACGATGTTGTCGAACCAGCCTTCGCGCGTTGGCTTCTCAGCCTTCTCTAGCGGCGACCCGTCCATCGTAAACTCAATCGATCCGTCGGGAAGCTGGATGGACATGATGTTGCCATGCTCGTCCATCTCCGTGGTCGGCGCGTCTTCCTGAATTTCAATCTCGAAGTCTTCCATGATCATCCTATGCCGCAACGGCTACTGGAGTGCCGCCTTCGGGGGCGGTGGGCAGGTTTGAAGGCGGGATAACCGCAGGCTTGCAGCCCAGCAAACCATATCCATCGGCGTAGGCTTGGGCGCTTTCGGCGCTGTTGAACTTCTCAACGTCAACAATTTGACGCGTCCAACGGTGGGTCTGCATCCACTTGCCCTTGATCTCTTTGT